AATCTGTTCCATTGTGTTGAGAATGTTAATGCCAATCCCTCTGGCAGCCATGCTGTTGTCACCAAAACTGCTTTCCATACTCATCATCTTTTTGTAATATTTACTACTGATGCTGTCACGCAGGTCACGCTCCTCAATTTCAATGCTGCCGCGTTCTTGATGCACTGCGTTGATTGCATTGATGAGATTTACTTCTAGCTCTGTGCCATATGCTTTAGCAAGTTCCAGTGCTACTTGTCCATGTTGATTTTGATCTTCTAGTCTGTCAATTTTTGCTTTGAGGCTTTTATCTTCATTCATTTCTTTTATTCCTAAACGACTTGTAATCTCTTTGTGTAAGTAGTCTGCTCTGCGTGAACTGGTTCCTCTTGGAACATCACCTGCAATGCTGTATGCATCTTCCATGTCACCTTTGTAGTAATCTACAACCATGTCCACAAACTGTTCTTCTTCTGCGCTCATGTCGCGGTCCATGTCATCTTCTTCATTTACATCTTCGCGTTTGTTCATTGCACGGTTGGCCATTTGCCCTACTTTTTCGTCTGGGGGAATATCACCAGCAGGTGCATCTGCTTGTGGCTCGCCGCCTACAAATGTAACAGTTTCTGCATCAAACTGTTGTATAGCATTTTTTAGTTGTGCGTTGCTATCATATACACTTTTGAATTTGTCATAGTCCATGCTGATGCCAGCATTTTTAAGTGCGTACAAGAAATCCGCCATGGGTGCAGTTCCATCCTTGCTATCTTTTTTAACAAGTTCAGCAACTGCTATAATACTTTGTACGCTGTCAACAAATTCTCTAAAGTGCATTATGCAGGCTCACCAAATACATCTGTTTCTTCTTCTTCGCCGCCAGCCAATTCACGTCCCATTGGCTCTTCGCCGCCAACTGCAGGATCACTAGCACCAAAGTCATCTTCTGGCTCTGCATCTGGTGCTGTAACTTCACCTGGCTCTTCTGCACCCATTGGTTCTGCAGGTGTATCGCCTACTAACACACGGCTTGCCTCATCTACACCTGTTCTTGCAGTGCCTAGATTGTCAAGCAAACTGTTGAGTGCAGTGCTCATACTGCTGTTGAATGAATCTGCTACAGTGCTGTCCATTTCGTCGCGGATAGCATCTGTGAGTGGAGGAAGATCTTCGTTGATCATCTTGCCAATGTCTTCCAGCATACCTTGCACTCTGTCTACCATGTCTTTGGCTGCAAGTACAAGTTCAGCGTTCTCAACTTCGCCTTCGTTGATTTGTACACTTTCAACTAGACCCATTCGCTTGGCAGCGTTATACAATGCTTCTTGGTAGTCACCCATGTCAGCATACTTGCTTTCAGGACCAACCATTGCTTCAATTTTGCGAGCAGCATCTTTGTCCATGCTGGCAAGTTGTCTCATGCTCATGCGACCTTCAGTGACTCCTTCACCCATTTTTAAGCCAGTTGGCAATGCAAATAATTCATCTTGTGCAAATACTTCTGTTGAACCATCCATAAACTTAACAGTTACTTTATCTCCATCTACTGCAATAACTTTTCCTGGAGCCTGATCTGGTCCTTCTTCTGCTGGAGCAACATTAGCACCTACTGCGAAGCCTTCACTTAGTCCATCAGCAGTTTCTTTGTCCATTTTTACAGGATACTTTTTGCCATTAAATGTAAAGTGACTCTTGCCTGCCTTTTTGGCTGCGGCTGCTGCACTATTAAAAGCATTGTCTTCATTTGGCTCTTCTGCCATTTTTGCTTCAAGTGCTTGTTTGGCAATGCGTAGTTCTTGGAACTGTCGGTTGCTAAATGCACTTGCACCTTCACGGCTTTCCATAACTTGTAATGTTTCACTTACATTTTTGTGTAGTTTTTTTGCTTTTGATTCTGTTAGCCCGTCAACATCAATAGCATAACCGAAGATTTTGTTAGCAACTTGTGCAATCTTCTTGCTGCTAGGTGCAGGCACCAATTCATTAAGATCCATGATAGATTCCTTTTGTGTCTATTGTTATATTTATGTAAGATTTATTGAAAGTAGATTAGAATGAAGTTGTGATTTTGTATATTCTAAACGTGCAATATCTTCACTGAGTCTACAACTGAGAATGTTTTTACGCACTCTATTGGCATAACGCATGCTGTGTCTGTAGTGTACACAGTCCTCACTGAGTTTACTGATGCGATTGTCTAAATCCAGTATTTGCTTTGCTGTGATGTTGTCTTTGTTGATGCAACTGATGGCATATCCAACTGCACTTTTTTTATAATTAAACTGTTTGCCATTGTAACACCACACACCTTCGTACTGATGTATTACAGTGCCATTGATGGTTATGCTGGTGGGTGTGTTGTTGTACAGTTTTACTTTGACATCAGTTGTGTCTACTGTGCGATTGAATTGTCTACTGAGATTGTTTACCAGATCGGATTTTGTAAAATAAGTCACCATCAATCTTTTTCCTCAAGATAATTGATTTGTTTACTAAACTGTTTGCTAGACTTTGCTCATATTCGGTGAGATCACGTTTGCGTACATTGCCTTCTGCTCCGATGCGCTGGAACATGTTGTGTTCATCGTTGTTTACATACACAGGAATACCTGGAAATGCTTCATGTGCTCTCATTAACTTAGTTCTACTGTTGATCCAGGCTTGAGTGCATCTTTTGGATCTTTTGCTCCTGGCACACTGCCTTTGGGTTTGATCTTTGATTTTTGAGTTGTTGGATCAATTTCAACATCCACTTTGTCTAGATCAATTTCTACACCATCGCCTGCTTCGATCTTGTTGCCCATGCGTTTTGTTATTTGTAATTCTTGTTCACTGCCAGTTTTTGCAAGTGCCCGATTCAGCATGCCAATGTTGCGCTCTGCACTAGGTGCAATGTCTGCATCTTTTGACAATGCTGTTTGTTCTTTGTCAATCAAACTTTTTATAACATCAGCATCGCCTTTGCCCATTTGTGCGGCACGAACTGCACTGCGCACTTCATCATCTGCTGCTTTGCGTTCTTTGCTAAACACTTTGCCCAACTGTGCAATTGTAGCATCCATTGCTTTATTTTCTACAAATTCTCTAAGTCTCATCGGTTCAATGCCTTTACTCTGCGACTTGCAGGATTGACTCTTTTGGTACGCTTTGCTTTACGAGCCATTCGTGCACCAAGTCTTGCCTTTGTCATTTTAAGTTTAATACGTTTTTTAATATCTGGTGCAGCAAAACACTGTGCTGGTGTTGACACAACACGCCCTTTGCGTCTACCAGAAGTACAACGATATTTACGCACAACTTTATTGCCGCGCTTGGCCCATGCCATGCCTTCATTGAGGCCCAATACTTCTGGAATAATATCACCTATTAACATATTACTATTTATAGAAATTACTACTGTAACAAAACAAACACAGTGCTGCTGAGTGCTATTGCTAGTGCGCCTATAATGGCTGTTGCCCAACCCAAGAGCTGGCGATTGCGAAACTGGTCATTTTTTATGACTGCAGTTCGTATCTCAGCAATGTCATCATCTTGCTTGGCCATGTGGTCTATTATACGATCAAGTTTGTTATGCAATTGGTTATACCTTTCTCCGCACAATTCAACATGTGCTTCAAGGCTCTCTTTTTCAATTTCAGTTGTTGACATCAGTCCACCCTATTGGTTCGTATAGTCGACGCTGGAGTGTTTATGTATGTGCCTGTAGTATTGCCTAGTGTGTGCCTTGTAGCATCACATATATTTATTCTGCAGTGGCACGAAATATAAGAGTATTTTTATTTTCACCTTGTGTTGCAAACACACTGGGTTCCATTATACAATTTTCGTCTAATCCACTAATTGCAGGTGTGTTGTGTAATGCATTTATCAACATACATGCATCTTTGCCCAGCACACCTTCAGTCTCTACTGCAAACTGCCACAACCAAATGTTGTGATCAATGTTGAAAACTTCTTCTATCACACGATGCTTTATACCAAAATCTGTGCCACTTTTGCGGTGTATTCCATCTAACTTTACACCAAAGGGTTCAGTTACAGGTATTGCTTGTGTAAACAGTCCAATGGTTTGCATAAATGTGTCATAATTGCGCTGTTGATTACGTTGTTTGTTATTTTTTCTATATTCATTGGTATGAGTAATATCAACCAATGTTAGTACAACATAAAATTCGTTAAGTTCCATGCAACGGATCCTCGTCTCTTAGATGCAGTCCTAATTTAATCAATTCACTTTGGTTTTTGCACTCTATACAGTCTACACTATTATAAGACATAAACTTCAAACACTGCAACCTATTTGTACCCATGTACACACCCCATATCATGCCATCTTCGTTTACCACAGGAGGATTTATGTGTGCCCACATAGGTTGATGCCCTTTGCGACTGTGAAAACTTGTATTCCACCAGTCCGGTGTACACTTGTAATACAACACTGGATACCATAGACCATGATCCATTATCCTAGGAAGGTCACGCCAGTACCATCTGTTATCTGCATGCCATCCCATGGGTGATAACTTTGCCAAGTCCACCACATGTATTCCAGGATAGTCTTGCCATACGCTATTACAGTGTTTCATTATGTGTTTATTTAACTCATAAAAAAAGCGGTGCTAAAAAACACCGCTTTTTGTTTAGTGGTAAAGTGAATTAGACGATTGCGTCTGTCTTCGCTTGTGTTGGTCCACCCTGCTCAACTGTTGCTGAACTAAGGTTGATACTGTCTACTGTACCAAGTGCTCTAACCGCTGCTTGTAGCACTGTTGATGTTGCAAAGTTGCCTACGGCTGTGTCTGTTGTAAGACCTTCAATGCCGATGATCTGTGCAGTGTTTGAATCAAATAGTGGTCCAAGGTATACGATTGTACCAAATGTGCCTAATAGTGAATAGACCTGTGCAAGTGTGCTTGCAGGGCCTGTTTTTGCATTTACTGCTGCTAGATAATCAACTTCAATGAAGGTGATGTTTTCTGTTGATCCGCCCATGTTAACTGGGAAAGTAGGTGTTGCTACTGGATGAATTCGTGTAAGTTCTGCCATTTTCTTAATCTTTCTTTAAAATATTATACTAGCTCAAGGCCAGGATTTGTTACGTCACTGCTGCTGCAATCGAGACTGTTACTGCCAGCCGCTGTTAGTGTGCGGATTGCAGTTTGTAGTGTTGTGGCTGTGTATGCACCAGCCGGATAAATTGCAACACTGATCTGACCAGTTGTGTCGCCTTCGACCTGATACATTTCAATGTTTGCACCACTACCTGTGATTTTTTCGAAGATTGCTTCTACGCCTTCTTCTGGATCTAGCTCATTGCGTAGATCTTCTACGTTTCCTGATACATCTTTAACAATAATTTTAAAGAAGCTCATTTGTGGTCCGTTTAGAATCACTGTCTCATCGGCTGAGATTGCACCAGAACCTGCTGCGCCTCTGCCTTGATGAACAACGCCAAATGCGCTACCATGGGTACGGGTAATTTCCGCCATTTTGTTACTCCTAATTGTGTTGATTGCTTTGCATCAACTTGCAATTATTTATGACAGATTAGAAGAATTTTCGTCCAATTACATAGCCTGCACCAAATGCAGCAGCGGCTTTTGCCACAGTCTTGACTGCGCCTTTTGCAATGCTGTCGCGTTTTGGACCACCACTTACCAGTCCTTGCGATACTGTTGTTGCAGCATAAGGACGGAACATATCACTGCGAAATTTATTGTCTTGTCTGTTGGTGTTGATCATACGTTGTGCCACTGCTTTACGCTCTTGATTTGTAGCACTGCCATAATCTTGTGCCACTCGCCTTGCATTTTTAAGCAGACTGTTGCGTATTTGTAAGTTGCGTTGCATGCTCATAAACAACTGCCTGTCTTGTGCTTTATTGAGTTTGCCACTGGCCACATCACGCAAATAACGTTTAAACTTTAACTCATCCAAACTCACATTGCCTGTGCTTGTTAGTTTATCGCTGTACTTGTTTTGATTGGCAAGTATACTAGCAAGATTGTGCAAATCTGTAGCGCCTGTGCGCACCTGTGTAAAAGTCTGATTCTGTAGTGTCTTTTTTGCATATGCTGCTGCAGCCTCAGGATTTTCATAACGCATCTGTTGCAACATCAACATGTGTTCAAAAAAAGTGTTGGCAATGTCATACTCACTGTAACCTGTGGCATCTGCTGGATTACGCAAGTATCTTGCTTCGTAGAGTTCTTCTCTTATAAACTCAAATGCCATCTACCATTCCTTCTTAATAACAAAGTTGTTGCGGTTAAACTCAAGTCTATCGTTAAACTTAACTGCGCCGCCGCTTTTGCCCACAGCAACGTATCCTTCTGGATTTGTTACTTCATACCCTTTGTCGGTTCTTACAAAAGTATTCATACCTTCTACTGTATTTAACTTTTTAATCAACATCAGTTTAAGATTGTTGATTTGCTTGTAGACTGTTAACACACTAAACAGTGTGTCTTTGTTTTCAATAAAACTATTTTCTAAGTCTGCTATTTTTTGTAATCTGTTTTGTGCTGCAGGACTGTCAGGGCCGCCTTTGAGTTTTGAAATCTCACTTTGCATTTTGCCTTGGAAGAATTGTTGGAAACCTTTTATAAATGTATTACTGTCCCCCACACTACGATCTTGTCTAACTAGATTATTAATGTATGGTTGCACAAACTTTTTGAAGTCAGGTTGTTGTGTAACCGTATCAAACTTGTCCGAATCCGTACTATCAAGTGTGTTTCTTACTTGTGCTATACCGCGGCTGACAATATTATTTTGCTTGTCACTGAGTGTGGCACTGCCTGTCAAATCTTTGTAAAAAGCATCATCTACCCACACACTGCTGGTTTTGTTGTAGCCACTGACATCAACTCCAAAACTTGCACTTGCATCTGCTATGCTATCGCCTTCATATGCTGTGTGAAACACAATGCCCAAGTTTGCAGCACTGATACGTTTTGCCATTTCTGTGCCTGTGCGCACTGCATATGTGATGGTGTTTGGACGGAATGTCAAATACTCATCACCATCAATCTTTTCTTCTTTGACACTGTCTTTGGTAAACATCATGTCACCTTGCACAATACCTTTGATGCCAAGTTTACTCAACTCATCCAAACACAGGTGCAGTTTGTCCTTGACTGGACTGTCACCATACACATCATCAATCTCTTCATGTGTGCGTCCTAGTTTGGGTGTTTTGCCAAACACACTTTTTGTACCTACAAAAAATTTGCCTGATTCAGGATCTGTGCCACAAACTATAGCAGGTGCACCATCCCATTTAACAGTGACTTGCTGGCTACGGTCCCCACCTTGATCCAGCATGCCACGCACACCTTCGAGGTATGCCAGTGCTTCACCAGCACCTGTGTGACCATCATCCAACACCAGATCCTCAAGATGTGTCATATGCACATTCTTGCCTTCTTTGCTTTCTATCAGCATCCAATCTCTTGGTGTGGTTATTTCTGTTATAAACACTATGCTGCCTGCAGTGCTGCTAGTACGGCTGCTTTTAACTTAGGATCTGCTGTGATAGTAGCCACTAGTGGTTTTACTTTTGTACTTGGTTGTGCTGCTGCTTTAGGTGCTGATTTGTCAATGCTCTTAATTGCTTTTTGATCAACAGCAAATACTGCATTACCAATTTTCAATTGAATCTGAGCATCGCCATCAGCATCTTTTGTGTCTAGCATAGCATTTACCACAGCCTGTTTGTCTTCACCTTTGGCATTTGTATAAGTGACTGTGTCACCTACCTGTGCAGTGCCTTTTGCTACTGCTGGCTTTGCATTTGGATCTGCATCAGCCTTTGCACCTGCATCTGCATCAGCGGTTTTTTCATCTTTGCTTCCTGCAGTTGGTGCATCTAAACCAGAAGTTTTAAATGCTGCATTAATAACTGCTTCATCGATGCCCAAATCTAATAACACTTGTAGCACTCCCACACTGTCTGTTGGTTTACCTGCTTTTTCCCAAGCAGCCATCATTTTTTTGGCAGTGTACTTTTGAGTAAACTCTGTGCCAATCTCTGCGCCTTTTTCCACTGCTTTGCTCATTGCAGCACCAATTGCACCTTTTATGGCATCAAATGGGCCTTCGTCAAGTCTTTTGCTGTAGGCAAAATCTACAGCAAAAACAATATTTCTAACTTGACTTTCTGTCAAAGGCCAAGCATAATCACCTGCTGCTGATTCGCCCATTGCTCTAGAAATTGCTCCGTCAATAAGTTTTAATGATTGATTTGCCATGCCCGGTTCCATCATCATTGTAAATGTCTTTGGATGTATCGCTGTTTCTATACCAGCGTCAACTAAATCTTGTAATGCCTGACGTTGCTGGCTGGCTACCTTCGTAGCAAATGCTTTAACTACACTGTCTAGTTCTTGGCCAGTCAATCCTTTTTCTATTTGTGCTTTTGCATAAGTTTCTACAGCAGTTCCAAAAGTTTTACCCAATGCTTTACCATCAGTAGCACCAGTCGCCGCAGCATCATAAACAATCTCAAGGAAGTTGTCGCCTTTTCCAATATAACTTGGATTAGCCAATAGGGTTTGTGCTTGATCATAATCATATTTGATAGTGTATCCACTTGCATTAATACTGGTACCAACCTCTCCCTTTAACAGATCTGCTTTTAAATCGGGTGCTGCTGCTGCATCTCCGCCGCCTTTGATTAAGTCACCCAGTTTACTTGCACCATATGCCATAACACCAGTTTTACCAGCACTGTATATTGCACTGCGAATGTCCTTGCCTTGGATCATTTGATCAACAAGTTTGAATAATGCCAGTGCGGCTGCACCTCCTACACCTGCGCCAGTTATGCCTGCTGCAGCAATCAATGCACCGTACAGTGCACCTTGTATGATAGGATGCTCTTCTGCAAAATCTCTATACTTTTGTACAATCTTCATGACTGTGCCGTCGTCGCCGCCTAGTTTGTCTTTTAATTCTCCTGCGGCTTTATCATACTTGCCTGCAAACTGCTCCAATGGACCACTGTTGTATATTTTACTCTTAAGATCTTTCCAAGCATTGTTTACTGCCACTGCAGTGTCTTTGGCTTTGCCTATGCCTGTTCTGTTTACACCTGCATCATTGGCTGCACCTTGTAGATTTGTAAACAATTGTGTGATTTGATCTCCAGTTAATTCTGCTTCTTTGATTGCGCGTCCGGCATTTTCCCATAATAGAGCCGATTGTTTGTTACTGGTATCTAAACTTTCATACAGTTTTGTATAACGTATACTAGGATATGTTTCTGTTATTTTCATGCCGCTAACGCCTTCTTTAGTTCTTCTTTTTCAGCAGGTGTAAGTGCATCCAACTGTTTTTGTACATCTGCAGGAATTGCTGCTGCTGCACCCGGTGCTTGTGCTGCTGGTTCTGCAGATGCACCAGCAGATGCTGCTTTGTCTATGCTTTGCACTGCTTTTTTATCAACTGCAAATACGGCGCTACCCTTTTTTAGTTGTATTTGTTCATCGCCTTGTGCATCTTTTGTATCTAACATAGCATTTACCACTGCTTGCTTCTTTTCGCCTTTGGCATTGGTGTATGTAACAGTGTCACCCACTTTAGGATCAACTGCTGGGCGATCACCACTTGCTACACCACTTGCTGTTGGTTCATTGGGTTTGGGCTGTGCGCCTGCTGCAGCATCAGCGGTTGTGCCTGCACCTTTTTCGCCTCTGTTGACAGTTTTAAAAATTGTTTCTTGATACTTGGCCTTGATTGCACCTGAGATATAATCATCCAGTGCTTTGGCATCATCTGGATTGCCAGCAAATGCTGGTTCATTATTTTTTGGATCTGCAAAGTCTACAACCTTATTTACTGTGTCTGTGATCAGTGCTGGTGCATCTTTGGCATATGCTTGCGGATCGCGAGTTTTTAGTTGCGCCATTGCTTTTGTAACATCACCTTTAACACCTTTGAGTACTGCAGGAAGTTGTTTTAGTTTTTCTTCATACTCTTGGTTGAGTTTTTCTGTTGCAGCATCAACTGGATCTGCTTCTAAAATTATCTGTGAAACTTTCATTTACTTTCGCCTAACTTAGCAACGCCACGTTTAAATTTTTTGGTGTCGCGTCCTCGGATGCTGTTGATCAAACGTCTTTCGAGATCGCCAGCAACCTCCTCATTATGGTGTTCATAAAATTCATCAATCAAGTTAATAGCACTTTCAATAATTTGACTACCGCGCGACTCAAACACATGCTGTCTATCACGTTCATGAATCATGCTGTTGAGTTCTGTTAATATGCTGCGAGTTTGTCTTTTCATTGCCTAACACCGAATTTATGTTATTTATCGTTAAATACAGTATACTTGGAGGAGTAGGAAATGTCAATACAAGATAATCCTGGCGGCCACTTCGCTGAATTGGCTCGCATTGCATACATGACACAAAAAGAAAGCAAGCCCATTGCCAAAAAGATGGGCTACACAAAAACAAAACTCATAGATCACAAGGGTGCAGAGTGCTTATTTTTAGAAAATGATCACACAATTGTGTTGGCATTTCGTGGCACAGAGCCCAAAGAGTTCAGTGATATCAAAGCAGATCTTAAGGCATGGAAGCGCAAAAGTGAAACTTGGGGCATGGTGCATGCAGGTTTTTACGAATATCTTGAGCGTATTTGGGAAAGTGTACTAAATCACATCAACTATGGCGACAGAGAAACAAAAAGCCTTTACATCTGTGGACACAGTCTGGGTGGTGCAATGGCAACACTAGCAGCCAGTAGACTGCAAGATCGTGTTGTGGCATGCTACACATATGGTTCACCACGTGCTGGCGGTCGTATTTGGAACAGCAAATGTACATTTGAACATCACAGATATGTGAACAACAATGATGTTGTGCCACGTGTTCCGTTCTGGATCATGGGTTTTAGGCACTATGGTGAATTACACTACATCAATCATTATGGTAATATTCGCAAACTCACACCATGGCAGAAGTGCAAAGATCAATGGCGTGGACGATGGAGAGCATGGCAAAAACGCGAGTTCTTTGATGGTGCTAGAGATCACAGCATGGATTTGTACAGCAAAAAAATCAATAAAAATTGACCAAAAAACTTGTTTGCCCGATTTTGCCAAACTAAATAAAAAGTCACGTCAGTGACACCAGGCACAAATAAAACATACTATAGGCATTTAGGCAAACAAGAGGCAGCATGAAGTTACCAAACGATGCAGAGGCACAACTAAATCGATTACTAGGCGCATTTATAAGGCAAATACCAGAGGCACCAGAATATCGAAATAGACTAGTAGAAGAATGTGAGATTATTCTCCGACTTCGCTTTGTCGATTACTTCCTAACAATTTGCAATGTACTGACGCTAACCGCGGACATTCCCCATATGACCAGAGGTTCAGCAGGGTCAAGTCTTGTGTGTTACCTTTTAGGTATCACTGATGTAGATCCCATAAGATGGCAAATACCGGTTGCACGTTTCCTAAATCCTTTGAGGGATGATTTGCCAGATGTGGACATAGACTTTCCGCATTGGCAACAGGATACTGTGATGCAAAGAGTATTTGCGAAATGGCCTGGTCGCAGTGCAAGAATCAGTAACTATGTGCTATACAAGGAGCGCAGTGCTCGCAGAGAAGCAGCACGCCGTCTTGGCGCATCTGGCAAACTCCCTCGCAATTTTAAGTATGAAGATTATGACATCGATAAGGAAGAGGCAATGAGACTCGAAAAGAAACTATTAGGCAAAAAAAGATCAATAAGCAAACACTGTGGTGGCATTGTGATATTAAAGCACAAACTACCAAAAAGTCTAATCAACCAAGACAATCAGTTGATGCTGGACAAAAGAGAAGTAGAAGATTTAGAACACTTAAAAATAGACATATTGGCCAACAGAGGACTATCACAACTGTTGGAAATAGACAGCGACACACCACTGGAAGCATATCCAGAACAAGATTTTGAAACATCACAACTGCTGTGCAGAGGTGATGTGTTGGGCGTAACGCAGGCTGAGTCCCCGGCCATGCGACGCCTGTTCCAAGCAATACAACCACAATCAAAAAGTGACTGTGTGTTTGCCACAGCACTGATACGCCCTGTGGCCACAACAGGCAGACAAAAGGCAGCATTTTTCCAAGACTGGACAGAGCAGGCACTGGAAGATACCATAGTGTATGAGGATGATGCCATACGCAAGATAGCAAACTTGATTGGTTGTGACATGTATGAAGCAGATATGTATCGTCGTGCATTTGCAAAGCGTGACGAAGAACGTGTGATGGAGTTTATGGGGAGAATGGGAGAGTGTGAGGACAAAGAGCAGATTATCCAAGAACTGTATGGTTTGGGTAACTTTGGATTGTGTAGAGCACATGCTGTGAATCTTGGAAGGCTGATTTGGGCATTAGCATATCAAAAAGCACACAATCCAAAGCAGTTCTGGCGTGCAGCACTCAAACACTGTGTGGGATCATACAGACGTTGGGTACACAAAACAGAAGCAAAGAATGTGGGCTGGGATCTGCGTGACTTGGGTTATGAGAATGGCATTGTCAGCACACCACAAGCACAGTATCGCAAACATGGTTATTGGACACAGCCTGAATTTATGCCTGGCATGTTCATACAAGAAACATGGGGTGATAGAGTAAACTTTGCAGGACTCATAGCCAATGGTAGAACATTCCGCGGCGAAAGTGGACGCTATGTTACATTTGTTACTGCAGGCATTGCCAATGGTGAGTATGTGGACATCACTGTAAAACGTCCGTTTTCACACAAGGATCATGATGTTATTGTGGGCAGTGGTAAGATACGCATGAGCAATGGTGCACGTTACATTGAATGTTATGATGCACAAGGACATAGACTAGAGCGTTATCTTGACTAAGTCCATGTAGCGTGTAAACTGTATCTGTTGAAGTTTGCTGGTACTACACCATTTAACCAGTGAGGGACACCCACAGTATTGTCTGCAATGTATCCACTGCCAGGATTTGTATCTGTTGTGTGTATGCCATTGTGTTCAAACACTGTGCTGAGATTAGATAGGTTGTTGATATAGATTTGTATGCTGGCATTGAACGCAGGATTATCAGTGTGACGTTTTATATAGTAACCCTCAGTGTCTTTCCACAAATCTAAACCATTAAATTTTAAATGTTTGTTGAATACGTTTTCCAATTGTGGTGTAACATTTTGTAACACGCTGTGTGCTACCTCAACCACTGTGTCTTGTTCCCAGGTTATTTTTTCCCTACATTCAATTTCTTCTTGCACAAGATTGTAAGCCAATTGCCATCCATGTGATGTTTGACAATATTCAAGCAATTTATCCAGCAGTGCTTGATCAAAAAAACCAGTCACCAGTTGTACACCATCAATACTGTGTATGTGTTTTAAAACTGCCAGTGTGTGCTGTGTGCTGATTTTGATTTGTTGTATATCTAACATGCTCTATCCATATCACTGGTAACACAGTGTATACCTCCATCCCAAAACAACTGATTGCGAAGTGGTACCACTGTGACACTGATATTGAATGTTTCTAATATTTTGATTAACTCAGGATTTTCAACACTCATTATTACATTGTACTTGTCAACTATCAACATATTTACATCTATAAAAGTTTCACTGACATGTCCAATCCAGTGCGTGATGTTTTCTTCTACAAAATTTTCAAACTCAACACTGTTGATATATTCAGGCAACCAATATTTTTCTATATGCGGATGTGCTGTGCCTTTTCTGTGTGGAATAGGTATACTGTTGCATCCAGGAACACCATCAGTCCAGTCTGGTCTGTGCAGCACTGTGTTACAGTTTATTTGACACAGTACACCATCTAGATGTCCTTGTGTGTCGAGCAAGTGTACAGTTTTATTTGGAAATGTTTTTTGTAGAACATCAACAGTGGCACTGTTATCATCACCATCTGTCCAGTTTCCCACCAGTAGTGTATCACCGCAGCGATGTACCATAGCACTGTCTATTATGATGCCATTGGTGTTGTAATGCACAGTGTTTCCGTGTTTGTGCATCAGTTGCTCAATTGGTTTTAACCATGTATAGTCATACTGTGCCATTTCTTCTTCTCTCACTGCTTCAGGCATGAACCATACACTGTCAATCATGGCAGTGTAATCTCGTGGAGTAAGAGGTGCTGGTAACATTTTATCACCCATTGTCACATCACTGAAAGCACTACTGATGTTGGGTTGATGTGTTTCAACACCAAAACTTTCTAGCACATTGCACAAGTTTTCTAAATCTTCAAGTGTTTGCTCACTGATTGTTTGTAATGTTTTTCTAACTGTTGTGCTTTGTACAAAGTCATACAACTTGGGATCATAAGTGGTACCAACCAAACAAACTTGTAGTGGATCCCAATGATGTTCTACTCTAAGCATGTTTAATCAGCAATGGCGTGATACACTGCAATCCATTGTTGCTAGGATTTACACAATGTGCAAACTTGGTTTGCGTCAATTGAAGTTGTTTGCAAATGTCATTGTTCAACAGACCATAGGTGTTCCACACATAGTCTCTGTCTAAATTTTGCATGTGATACACACCACAACTGAATATATTGGTGTTGATATCTTGTTTGTAATAATGATTGAGAATGGTGATGCTATCCATTGTGCGTTGTCTACTCCAACGCAATCCAACTCTATTCCAGTTTAATCCTAGTTTGCTCATTGAAATGCCAAAACTTTTGATACAGGGATGGGATAGATCTATTTCAATATCTCTGGCAACCATTAACCATGCAAAGTCCAAGTGCAAATCTATGTTTTTTGTTTCCGCAATACACAGTAGATCTGCCCATTCATCTCGTACATCACCTGTAAAAAAATCTGGAATGGTGATGATAATTGGTTTGTTTGGTTCTAACAGTTCTAGTTCAACACCATGTTTGCCCATCAGTTTATAATAAGCATATTCTCTGTTGAGTATTTGAAATCCATCCCAGCCATACTTTAATATAAAACTTTCTATGTAGTGTGTATTGCCTTGTGTAACATCTACATATGGAAAATGTTCAATGCCATGCAATTGTACCAATTTACTGTCAACAAACCAATGCTGTGCAATACTGACATAATCATTCCAGGTGTGTATGGTCTGTGGTTGTTTGTACCACTGATTTTGAAGTTCAAGTATTCGACTGTCGTTGACTGTGTTAATTTTGTCTGTAACTAGATTTTTATCGTACATGATTCATCACACATTCATAAAAAGGACTGGTAAATGGCAACTGCCATTCGCAGTTGTGTCCAAGAAATGTTTCTCCCACCACACGTTGCTCAAGTTCAATTCCTTGAGCACGTTGTTCACTTGCCCAAGGTTCAGGATATTGCGGAATGCACACACTGTCAGTCCACAGCATATCGCGAAGGTCAATGCCATCAATTGTGATGCTGTTTATAATTACATGCTGATTGGGTGTGCTGTTGGTTTTTCCACTGTGTACAATGGTTAACACATGATTGCCAAAGTCAAGTGTGTGTGAAAATTTTATGCCTTTCATCTCCGCATCATCTATGTACACTGCAATTTTGGCATCACCTGATATCGCTAAATTGATATCAAACTCAATTGTTTCATTCACTCTTTAATCCTGCCAACATGTTTTTGAGTTTGCTGCTCTGCACACTGGCTGTGATTTTGCCCACATCTTCATCATCTGCAGTGACAGTACCGCTGCCTTCTTTTGACTTGATCTGTTCATATATACTGCTGCTCTGTTTCTTAAACTGTTGATACTCTTGATCTTCGCCCAAGTCTCGGATGCGCAAACTTTCAACATCAAACTCCAAGTCAATCTTTTGACCAACACCACTACTACTTCTAGTTTTCATCAACTGTATCTGATAGCGTCCACGCTCACGCATTGCACGACTTGTAAAGATACCAAACACATTGTCTGCTGTGTTGATCTTACTGATACCACCAGATATCATACTGTGATCAAATTCAATTTCTTCAACAGCACTACGATTCAACTGACTTGCTGTTACAAACACACAGTTGAGTTCTTTGGCCAAGTTGCGCAGTTCTTCACTCACATACTTGTCTTTAACAAACAAATCATTTGGACTTACCTTTGCACTCACTGGCATGATCAAATCCAAATAGTCTATCAGCAAGAAATCAATCTGCCAACCGTTTTTGATCTGTAGTTCTTTCAAGTATGCACGAATATCATTTACATTGCTTTGTGCTGGCATGTATTTGATTTGCAAGTTGCCTGCTTTCTTGCCCACCATTTTTACTTTCATTTCAACAGTGTCAAGATCTTTAAACACCTCTTTAGTGCTGACATTTGTCATCATGCTGTCGATGCGCATTGCACTCAAGCCTTCACTGAGTTCAAGTGTGAGATACACACCATTGAGTCCTGCTGTGGCCCAGTTCACAGCCAAGTTCTGCATGAACAAACTCTTACCTGACCCTGATCCACCTGCAAATATGTTGAGTTCGCCTTTGTTCATGCCACCAAACAGTTTACGATCCATAGCAGGCCAGCCTGTGCTGATCTGTCCGTTGTTGTCTTTGAGAGCCATAAGTCTGCCTCTTGGATCTTCAAAGTAGTCTGTGCCCATGTCTTTTGTGAGACTGATTTGCACAGCATCCTTGATGATCTTTTCAACTGGATCATATTCGCCTTTCTCCAACAAGTCTGCACTTTTGAGAATGGCACGTTCTAGTTCTTGCCGCTTGGTGAATCCTTCAAACTCTGCTAAGAACCAATCGTTGTGACTTTCAGTGATGTCTGGCACTGGCTTTAGATCTACACCTGTCACAGCCTGCACTTGTTCGCGTGTGGGCAGTGTGCCATGATCCTTGCTGTGAGTGTCGACGAACTGTGCAGTGTCTCGCAAACTTCTGTCAAAGTTGTCCACATTGAAAATGTTCTGCACCCGCACAAAGTTTTGTGCATCATTCAGCATCATTTCCAAAAATAGTTTTTGTAAGTCTGGTGTGTATTCTTTACTCATAGTGTTATTTTAAACTCTTTCTGTAAATATCGCAAGTAAAATTTTGCATCAACACGCTACTTGTATGTACCATATGGGAAAATCTTTTTTATCAGGCAAGTGTATGTATCTTTTTTCTCTATCAAATCCAAAGTAAGGATCAAAAATACTATTGTGAAAATGCAAATTTTCTAATGTAATGTATTGTAATCTCAACTGCACTATCCTAACGTGCTTGTCATGCTGTATATGCCCTTGTTCTATTGTGGTATCTCTTTCATTGTCTTTGCCAAACATCATAAATTCTATACTTTGACCATAATTGTATTCAAATTCAAAAGTATGTTTTCCTTCCGCAAGTGTATTGGGTTTGATGCACAGGCTATTGATCACAAAACCAGCAGTGCCATTGCATTCTCCAAAGTATAGGTCAACACACGCCTTAGGCATATTGCTGTTCTTCTAAATTATGAATCAGTGTTTGTTGTTCTTCATTTTTAGGAACAACATATCCCAAACTGACACAATGATCAATCAGTTCTCTTCGCCATTGCAATCTTTGATCCAGTGTGCTCAACCCAATCCAATCGTTTTCACGCTTGCCAAGAGTGACTCCAAGTTCTTGACTCATTTTTTCCAATGGTGTGCCAGGAAGGATGGCCAGTGTTGTTCCAATGGCAATGCCAGTTATGGTGTTGGGTGCATACTTGCTTAATCGTTCATACATGATCTTATTTTCTTGTATTGTGCTTTCATCATCTGTGATATATCCCACAATCATGAGAAAGGTTCCTGTGATTCCATATTTTTGCATGCAGTGTACGCCATAAATTATATCTTCATTGCTAAACTTCTTTTGCATATGATCTCTCACACTTTCACTGAGATTTTCTATGCCAATTGCCACATGTGTTAGCCCAGCATCAGCACTCAGTTTCCATGTCTCTTCTGACATTTGATTTTTTGGCCTAAAGATAAATTGCCCTTCCCAAGTGATTTTATTTTTTGCAGTACAATTATATTCTGCCAGTGCAGCGCACATTTCTTTGTAGGCTTTCATACTGCCGTTGATTAAACTGTCTGTAAACAAAAAATGATAAAGATTGTGTTTTTGACTTTGTAACATCATTTCATTTGCAATACTTTTGCCACTTCTAAAAACAAACTTTTTCCAATGCACATGTATATCACAAAATGTGCAACGTCTTACACATCCTCTGCTGCCTGTGATAGGTATTTGTTTATGGTACAAACTCAAGTCGTAACTGCTGTAGTCAGGTATTGGAAATTCATCTAGATTTTCAATTTGCGTCCATTCTTTTTTATCGTCGTGGTCACCTCTTACTATGTCTACAATAGGCCACTCGCCTTCACTCACCACCCAATGATCACATAATTCTTGGTCTTTCCATTGTTCTCCAAGATTTTTTCCTTGCAATCCTCCAGTGTTTAATCCAGGACCGCCCAGTATTATTTTGGTGTTGGGACTCATTGTTCTAATGTATACACACAACAGTTTGGTCATTCTTTGACATTGATAACTAAAAATGCTCAATCCAATGTATTTAGGTTCAAATGAAAGCATTTTGCGCACATGCATTTGTATTGTAGCATCAAATTCCGACGCATCCTCAGGAGTTGTTTCAGCAATTGCATATCTTTTAAAATTTTCATCATCTTTGACATAGTGATTAAAATCATAAAATTTACCTGTGTGTCCGTGTTGTTGTAGCATGCTGATTAGTATCGCTGGAGCGGCTGGCGCAGTGTTTGTAAAAGTCACAGGCACACTAACAAACAATACATCTACCATTTTTTTCTCATCAGATTAATTTTTAAACTGGTTGTTTGCTTTGCATCAACAATACTCTTAAGTGCGAACAGTTTTCCATAACGCACAACTGCATCATTGACATCTTTTACATCTGTTTCCCACTCAGGAAAACTAACACTCCATCCATACTCCAGTGCATCATCGATGAGCCGTTGTCCTGCACTGTCTCTGTCTGGTACCAGTATTACTTCTCTGCCCAGTGTGTCAATGATCTGTGCCTGTTGCTCACTGCACTGATTGCTCATTATGGCCACACCGCTGATGCACATTGCATCCAGTAATCCTTCTGCAACTACTACAAACCTAGCATCAGGCAACTGATTATCAATCCCATAAACGTAGCCACTATCATGATTAGTAAAGTATTTGGGTCTTCCGGCATTGTCTGTACTCCTTGCACTAAAACCTATCACTTCGTTGTTCCAAGTAAAAGGCACAATTATACGTTTCCACATGCCTGCTGGTTTGCTGTTGCTCCACAATAATTTTTCCAACGGTAAACACCTGTTCTCAGCATACTGTTGTATGTGTTTGGGTGCATCATCAAGTGTAACAACTCCGTCTGGCAATGGTCTTGGTTTGAACTCTACAACAATAGCATCTTCATCAGGTGTGAGAAGTTCAACTGTTTCTTTGATGCGCAGTGCTTCAATGTTGAGCATCTGTCGTGTGTTCTCATCTACACCCAACCATGTTAGTATTTTGCGCAACTTGAAACTGATGTGTCTGCCCGGTTGCCATCCTGTTTTGAATCCACAGTTAAAGCAGTGATAACTCACAGCATCGCCATTCATTATCACACCACCTCTGCCGCGTTTGTCAACGGATTCACCATTGTGATGACAGCAAACAGCATTGAATGAAATCCATCCACCACTGCTTTGTTTGCGTTTACCAGGCAACGCATCAAACACACTTTGTTGTATACTGTTCATGTGTGTATTATAGCATCTAATTGTGTTTTGATCAACTGAAAAATACGCTCATGCCCAGCATCATTTGGATGCAAGTGATCAGCAATGTACTTTTGTCTATCCGGCATCAGCACATCTATCATGTGTGGCACACAATGCACATGCATGTATCTTAGGCCTTGTAGATTGCAAGCATTTTCAACAATTGACTTGGGATACCAATCATGTACATCTTCAATGTATGCACTGAGTTGATTGCTTACATAATCTACAACACTGTGTGTCAGCGCACTGCCGCGTTTCTTTTGCTGTATGTAATTGAGATGTTCCCAACGTGCAGTGTGAGTGTTGTACCAACTGTTGCGATTGGGATGACTCCATCCAAACAGCACCACATCATCTGTTTGTATTTGATGTTGTGTTTCACAAAAGTGTAGTGCTATCCATGGATTGCTGGCACTGCTGTCACTGTGTTGCACAAAGTCATAACCATAGTGGTCAGCGGCAATACGTCCATAACAGGTCTTGGCTTCTTCTCCTAGACTGACACTACAACCATATTGATGTATTGCGGGCATTAGAATCTATCCACGCAGTATCCATCATACCAGTGTTCATCTGCTGTCCATCTACCATTGCGCACTCGTTTGTCTATGGCAGCAAACTGTAATCTTGTTTGTCCATCAACTGGCAGTTCTGGCAATACCTCATCCAAATAGTCTATGTGTTGTTGAGGAGTAGGATGATAGTCGCTGTCAAATGCAGCATTGTGCCAATCACCTTTGTATATCACAGTGTGTACACTGGGTTTTATTGAGCCAAGTACACCATAAGTTTGTAGTATGATATCGCACTGACTCTTTACTTGTGTATCGCTTGTGTCTAAATCAATCATACTGAGAAAATAATACTCACAAGTTGTGCTGTTCAATGCCATTTGTGCTGCTTGTATGTTTGCACAATCTCTGATGATACTGCCTTTGACATCGACCAGTTGTGCTCCGACTGTTTGCCAACCATCCTCATAATGATCTTGTCTGTCACAACTTGTCCACATCACTATGACTGTGTCATTGTGGTTTATATCATGTCTGGCATGTGCTTCTGCAATGCTCCACAATATAAAACTATTACCTGCACCGCCCTCTGCAAAGTTGTAGTGCTGATCAAATTGAGGTGCTAGGGCATCAGCCCAGGTAGGCCACTTATAGCGTGTGAAACTACAACCAAATGTAAACAATCTTTTTTGCATACTATTAGTTATGCTCAAAAAATAAAGCAGGAATAGATCCTGCTTGTATTTTTAACTTAGTCTGTCATTTTCTTCTTTGGTGTAAGGCCACATTTTATAGTTTCTCAAGTAATTTTTTAAGTTTCTTTTTGCTTTTGCCCAGTGCTTTTGCTTTGGCAACAACATCTTTGTTGCTGGTATCATCACCAACAACCACAAGTCCAATCATGCCCATGCCTTTGTGTGGTGTACACCAATAGTAGTACACACCTGGTATATCAAATGTGATTGCAACTTCTTTGCCGTTCTTTGACTTTTTCGGAATATCAAAGCCTTCTGGTGCTGCAACAATTTCTACATTGTGACCTTTACTGGTTGGTACCCACGTGATGGTATCACCTGCTGCAACTCTTGCAATCTCTTGTGAGTATACCATTTTGTTGCCATCAGCATCTTTGTTCAACATTTCAATTGTGGTTGCATTTGCAGTTGTGGCAGCAAACAGCATTGTGATTGCTATTGTTAGATTTTTGAACATTTATTTTCCCTTTGTTTTTCGTTGAGTTTCTGGTTTTCTAAAATATGTATGATCGGGATCTATCATCGCTGTATAAATCCGTTTACTTCTGCATTCAAACGCTTCTCGAGTTCTGCAACTGTGTAACTTGCTTCACGGTACTTTAATGGTTGTCCCATTGGTGTTCCAGGCCATCCGCCAGTCTTTGCGTCACTAAAACGCATGCTAAAAATATTCTTTAGTATTTTAGTCATTTTTGTTCTCCATCATTACGTTTTTTGCTTGTTCGTAATAACCCATTTGGGCTAGTGCGCTTGCTGCTTTTGCTCTGCC